GGCTGCAAGATATATTAGGCCGGGTGCCAAAAGCGATGCGATAATAAACGATATTGGCTACATGGACACATTTGTTTTCCAAACAAGTACATATTTGAATGTATATCTTCCATCAAGAGCTACATTAACTGCAAAGATAGGGACGGTACATGCCGAATACGGAGAATCTTGGTCTGAAATTGGTTATAATTCTGTCGTGTTTATCCATGTAATCGTTACTCGCCATTCCACTGAGTCAATACGCATAACCCATGAA